GGTAATTCGCGCCAGGGCATTTTTCTAGGCATAGGATATTTTTTGGAACGGAAAATTGGAATACATGACAGAACCCGACAACATTGAAACCGCAGTCCACGCACGAATAGAGACAGAAGCTGCCGACGCCCAGGAACCGCAAAAACAGGTCATCGACAGTGAATTCGTGACCAAATGTCTTTATGAAAATTCGCTGGGCGATGCGACGCTTTACGCGGAGATGTTCCGCGATAAATATCTCTACTGCAAGGGCCAGCAGGAATGGTACATCTGGGACGAACACAAATGGCGCCTGGATATCATGGATGAGTCGTCTGTGGCCGTTGAAGACGTCGCCAAAAAATATCTTGATGAATACTGGAAAACATCCAAAGAGATTTCGTCTCTGGCCGCTGCCGGCGCCGACAAAGAAGACCTGAAACGACTTCACAAAAAATGTGAGACGCTCACCGAGCGCGCCCGTCAGCTCCGCGGGCCGAACCGCCGGACGCAGTGCCTGAACTTCGTCCACACTATTAAAGAACCGCTGGCGATATCCGGGACGGAATTCGACAACAAGCCGATGCTTTTCCCCTGCGCCAATGGCGTCATCGACCTGGAGACCGGGCGCCTGATCAACGGGAACCCGCGCGATTATCTTTGCGCAGCGAGCCCCATCGAATATCGCGGCATCACCGATCCGCCTGAATTATTTATCAAGGCACTCACTGAGATGCACAACTGTGACGGTCCAGATGATGACCGGTCAATGGTGGACTACATCCAGCGCCTGCTGGGATATGCCATCACAGGTTTTTCACATGAAAAAGTTTTCCCGATCTTCTACGGCAAATCCGGGTGGAACGGCCGGTCCCTCATATTGGAGACTGTCAAAACAATCCTCGGCTCCATGGCCGCGCCGATCCCGTCGGAGATGCTGCTGTCCCAGAAGATCGCCAAGTCCGCATCCGGGCCCAGCCCGGACGTTATGAGCCTCAAGGGCCTGCGCATCGCCTTTGCCTCCGAGACCGACGAAAACCAGCGTTTCAGCGCGGCCAAGATCAAATGGTACACCGGCAATAATGAACTCATCGGCCGCTGGCCGAACGACAAACGCCCGATCCGATTTAACCCGACGCACACCCTCATTCTCGAGACAAACTACCAGCCGGCGGCTCCGCCGAATGACCGGTCCTTCTGGGAGCGCGTCCACTTAATTCCATTCAATCTTTCTTACGTCAACCGGGATCCGCGCGAACCGCACGAACGACGCGCCGACCTCAAGCTCCGCGAAAAGCTCATCCCGGAATATTCCAAAATTCTCGGCTGGCTGGTGGAAGGCTGCCTCACGTGGCAGCGCGACGGCATCAACCCTCCGCAGATCGTAACCGAGGCCACCGCAAAATATCGTGCCGACGAAGACATGCTCGGAGACTACATCGACGAGTGCTGCATCCGAGAACCGCTCGCCAAAGAAAAAGGGTCAAACCTCTACAACCGTTTTGTCGCCTGGTACCATGACAACCATGGCCAGAAGGAACCATCCGGCACCTGGTTCGGAAAGCAGCTCGGCCAGAAATATGAAAAAAATAAATCCGACGGCGTCATCGTCTATCACGGACTGCGCCTGCTCGATTACGAAATTAAATAAACAGGGACACAGGGAGGCTTTATAACCATGCGCACCAACACCATTAAAAAATTAAAGACGATAGAAAAAACGTCAAACAACCATCCCTCTATCCCTAAAGCCCGAAAATCAAAGGGAGGGTTTGAAAAATTCTCAAATATCGACAAATGCTTTGTAACTTGCCGGAATGAAAAGCGGAAAGTCGTGGATACTTTGGATGGTTGTGGATTAACAGGGAGGGTGGAGGGTTTAGCCTTAAGCCAGTCCCTGACGTATTTTTTTTACTCCAGGGGTTGGATATAGGAAAAACCCTCCAACTGTCCCTAAGAAAAGGGTGGGGGATTATATTAATATTATTATTTGTAATGAAATTAAATAGATATAAAAAAGAGAGAGAAGAAAAGGAAAGGGAGGGTTTGAAAATGGACTCAATTAAAATCAACCTCGACGAGAAAATAGAAAACATCGGGTCAAGATGCCCGACAGGGACATGGCTAGGCAATCAACTTATAAAAAAATATACAAAAAAGAAAGTCAATGGTCGAATTGTTTGGTTGGGGATTGGATTACTATGAACGTCCTTAGCCTCGCTCAACAACACGTCCAGCTCTGGAAAGCCAGCGCCACTAAAGGCGGCGAGTGGCAAGGCCCGTGCCCGTGGTGCGGAGGGAAAGACCGCTTCCACGTCTGGCCCGAACAAAACGGCGGACAAGGGACATACTGGTGTCGATCGTGTGGTAAGGGGGGCGACGCAATCCAGTTCCTGCGCGATAATAACGGCATGACGTTTAAAGAAGCCTGCGACTATCTGAGTATTAAGATGGATGAAAAACAATACACAAAACCAGACACCACGCCGCGCGAATACCAGCCGCGCGAACCGCCGACGCCCGTGGAACTCTGGCGGGACAAGGCCGAAAAATTTACCGCCTGGGCTCAAGATCGTCTCCAGCAAAACGCCGACGCCATGGCCTGGCTTGCTGCCCGCGGGATCAGTGCTGATGCCGCCGCAAAGTATCGTCTCGGATGGAATCCCGGCGAAGATGGCAAAGACCTCTATCGCCAGCGCAAAGCCTGGGGACTGCCGGACATCCTCAAAGAAAACGGCCGCCCAAAAGTCCTGTGGCTTCCGATTGGCCTGGTCATCCCGCAGATCACCGGCGGCGCCGTCCAGCGCGTCCGGATCCGCCGGCCGGAAGGCGATCCGCGCTACTATGTCCTACCGGGATCATCCAGCGCCACAATGGTACTCGAAGAAACCCGCGAAGCGTTTATTGTCGTCGAATCCGAGCTCGACGCCATCGCCTGCGCATCGGCCTGCACCATGACCGGCGCCGTCGCCCTGGGAACGCTGGAGGGCAAACCCGACGCCGCCGCGTTTGCAGTCCTGAAAAACGCTAAACAGATTTTGAACGCCCTTGACTTCGGCGACCTGGGCGGGGGGCAAGCGGCTGCAACGCGGGCGCTCAAGTGGTGGGCGGAACATTTTTCGAAAACAAACACCCGCTGGCCGGTCGATCAGGGCAAAGATCCGGGTGAGGCGTATCAGATGGGGACGGACCTTGAGGTGTGGATCAAAAAGGGGGTGTGGCCGGTCGTGTTGCTGTCTGAGAAAAAAGCCAGCCAATCACCCGCACCACGACCGGAAAACGCAACCACGGGCAAGCCAGCCCTGCCGACAGAAGCGGAGATGGCGGCCATTGTCGCCGCCCGCGGACTCGCGCCCGAAATCGCCGAACTCTGGGCGCTGTTGCGCAGAAATCCGGCCGTCAAGATCATCAACCGTCCGGACCGGTTCGCGCTCATGCGCGGCAACAAGCCCGGTGTCAGTGGAAGAATACAGCAACTCGTTTTAAGTGTTTCGGGAGTGACTGACTATGTCATGGCGCATCCGGCGCAAGAGATTAATTGGGAGAATTTTCTATAACGACGAGTTCAGGCGGAGTGAGCCGCAGGCGAGGGATCGCCTGTAACGACAGGTTAGCGAAAAAATAAAGGAGATTATATGGGCAGTAAAAACGGAGATAGAAAACTGTGTGAGGTGTGCGGAATTCCGGGTTGTATTGAGGCGCGAGGGCCTAATTATCACGCCAGTAAAGTATTTGGCAGTTTAAAGTGTGATTATACGGGCATTCCCCCTTTTGCGGATGCTGCATGGGCCAATGATAAAGATGCGATGTGTCTTTGGTGTGCTGGAACTGGACACCCATATGGAGATGAAAGCTACGGTATGTGCAAGTGCCCCGGACGCTAACGCAAAGCTCACCGGGAGCGTAGCGATCCGGTGGAGCGACTTGTTGGGCGCTGTTATTGAAAGGGGGAATTTTACTATGGACAAACAGAAAATAGCGGAAATGTCGGACGAAGAATTGTTGTCTGCACATAATAACGACCAAGATTTTTACCCCTGGACTGCGATGGATAGACTGACAGTTCACACCGAATTGGCTGCGAGGCTGCAACGCGGAACCGATGATACGCGCCGCCTCGATTGGCTGGCCGATACGAGAAACACTATAGGCAACGTGCAACTTCCAACAAAGTGCGTTGAAAAAAATTTATCGAGCCTGCGAGATGCTATTGATTCAGCGATGTTATTATAGCCCAACGCAAAGCTGAGCAGGAGGCGCGTTAGCGCCGATCGGCTCAAGCGACTTGTTGGGCGCTTTTATGGAGGGACTATGAAAACTTGTAACGCACCATACTATTGCAATTTTAAATCTCAATGCGGAACTTCTGTAAGTTGTTCCTATTCTGGTTATTGCGATTACCAGTGCCCCAGAGATTCAAGGGAACAAAACAACAATGAGCCTTATTGTCTTTGTGGAAACATGGCCAACACCAGCGGAAGATGCTCGGTGTGCGGCTTGCGTAAATATTAAGGCACAACGCCAAGCTCACCGGGAGGAGCGAAGCGACGATCAGGTGCAGCGACTGGTTATGCACTCTTGTAATTCTTTTAAAGGAGATTAACATATGAAAATCAAAGTTACAATGAAAGACCCCGACACAATGTATGATGCGGTTCAGGACGCCGTTAAAGAGGAAGTTGAAATGCTGAACCTACCAAAAGATGAATATGATGCGCTTATTGAATTGCGGGCTGATAAAGAACGTGAGAAATTATCTAAGTGGTTTCGTTATTCTGAATATCTATCCGTTGAGTTTGACACGGAAACGATGACAGCCACTGTATTGTCTGCATAACGTGCGAGTCATCCGCTTGTCGGCTGGATGGAGATGGTCATCTGATTTATTTGGAGAAATATCATGACTGATAAATTGGTAATTACACACTTTGACGGGAGCATACATTCTGTCATTCCATTAAAGGCTTGGCGTGAGCGTTGCCGGTGCGAATGCAAAACAGGTGGCCCATGTGAACATGATTTTTCTGGCCCTGTAGTCTATACGGAAAATTCTGGTTCTGTTGTTTGTCGTCATTGCGGCATGACTGCTATGGCGCACGATATTAAGTTATTTTAACAGATAACGAAAAGCTCACCGGGAGCGTAGCGATCCGGTGCAGCGCCTTGTTGGGCGCTGTATGCTACGCAGAAAGGTTTTAAAATGATGCCAGATAAAGTAATTATCACGATCACAGCGGAAGGGTCAAATGTTTCTGTTTTCAGCGGGGGGAAAGAATTATCAAATAGATCGTCTGTAATGCTGAGCGCGGGAGAATCCCAAGCAAAGGAAAAAGGTGATTTTTACGACGACCTTCCAGATCATGATGATTTGGCCGAGGCTCTGGATGGTGCAGGAATGGGTATTTTTGACATCTCTTGCGCTTTATATGAGCTTCACGAGTGCGAATAATTAACGCCCAACGCCAAGCTCAGGCGGAACGGAGCGAAGCGTAGTGATCGACTGTAGCGATTTGTTATACGATTTTATGGAGGGATTATGCAATACCAATTATTTACAGTTAGGGAAGATCACCTAAAGTTACTAAGAAGGTTTTGTGTTGGCTGGCAAGATTGTGAAACTGGCGCACCGGAAATAGATCCTAAACGTCCATATGGTAATAGCAGTGTTGAAGAAGATATTCATGAAATACTTACAGGAGAACGGCGGGAATTATCTGACGAAGAACGAGATAATTATTATAATCTTCATAGAGAAACTGAAAAAGTATTACAAATAGTGTTAAGCACTGGTAGTTTCAAGGCTGGTAATTATAAATGCGAAAGTTACTGTTTTAGATGGATGGAAGTATAACGACGGAAATCACCGGGAAGCCGGTGAAACCGGCGATCCGGTGCATTGACTTTGTTATGCTTTTTATTAAATATTTAAAAGGAGACATAAATGAAAAACCATTGCGAAAAACACACAAATGTAAAAGCTGAATGTTGTCCTGTTTGCCTAAATGAACAGTACGAGAAGATAAAGAAAATATTAACACCTGACGAAAAATGCAACGCATGTCACGGACGTGGTTATACCGTATTCTATGATCATCAAACATATCCTGTCCCGCATGATAATGAGTATCATTTTTTATGTTCATGTGTATCGTACGGAGTGCTTAAATATTTTGGTGCATAACGCAAAGCTCACCGGGAGCGAACGGAGTGAGCGATCAGGTGCAGCGCCATTGTTATGGCGCTTTTATAGAAAGGCAATAAATTTATGAAAAAACAAAGTAATCCTCCACCGAATTTTCCAAAGCCACCGCCTCCACCAAGTCCACCGCGATTGATTGAAGGAACGTGGCCGAAGGCCTGTATTCAAAGAGCTTTTGTTGATGGCGCTAAATGGTGGCAGTTTCATCATAATGGTTCAACAATGTTTGGTAGCGAACGAGACGAAGCAGAAGCCGAGGCCATTCGCAGATACGGTAATATTTAATGCCATAACGAAAAGCTCACCGGGAGCGTAGCGATCCGGTGCAGCGCCTTGTTGGGCGCTGTATGCTACGCAGAAAGGGTTTATAATGAGAGATAAATACATAATTATCAAAGAGCCGTTTTATTTAAGTATTGTAAGGGATGTATTTTCATATGGAATATTATTTTTCTTGTATTACCTAAATTATACTTACCTCGGTGACAGCACTATCATTGCGCTGATGCTGTCGATTTGTTTTTTCATCGCAGCGTTCGCGTGGATGCAACGATTAACGAAATCATTGACGCGAGAAGAAGCAATAAAAAAACTGACCGAAATGGACGGGCATAAGTAGCCCAACGAAAAAATCAGCCGGAGCAAGGCGTTAGCCTTGTGATCGGCTGGATTGATTTGTTATGCTTAATAATATTTTGAAAGGATAAAATAATGAAAATTAAAGTTGAAGTAAAAAATGAAATACTTGGCGATAGTGTGTTTTGGGAAGGAGATATATCTGATATTTCAAAAATCAGGAACATTCCTGCTCGTATGCTGGCTGAGCGCGTGGCTGCTGATGGGAAGACTCGCAAAGATGGGATGTGGGTTGTTTCTGTTGCATAACGCAGAGTTCAGGCGGAGTGAGCCGCAGGCGAGGGATCGCCTGCAACGCCTTTGTTATCTTTTTTATAAGGATTTTTAAACATGGCAGAAACAACATGGGAAACCCCGCAACAATTTTTTAACATGCTCAATGATGAGTTTAATTTTGTTTTGGATGTTGCCGCTCTGCCCGGTACCGCCAAATGCGAAAAATATTTTACTCCAGAAGTTGACGCCTTGCGGCAAGATTGGGATGGAACCTTCTGGATGAACCCGCCTTATGGCAGAGGACAGAATGTTTATGCATGGGTAAAAAAAGCTTATGAGTCCGCAAAGCGCGGGGCCGTTGGCGTTTGTTTGCTGCCTGTGAGTGGTGACACAAAATGGTTTCATGATTTTTGCCTTAAAGCTGATGAGATCCGATTTGTAAAAGATCGTCTCTGGTTTTCATTGAATGGCGTGGCACAGAGAGCAAATCACGCATCAATGGTTGTAATTTTTAAGCCGGTACCGGGAAAACTCAAAATATCAACGGTGCCGAATTGTCGTGAGAGATAACGAAAAGCTAAGCCGGACGCGAAACGCGGATCGGCTTGAGCGATTGGTTAAATTTTTTATAAAGGAGAAAACATGGATCAAGACATTATGAAATCAGGCGTTGTAACTC